ACAACAGGTACTATTTAACAAATACTTTTCAACAGGTGCAAAGTATTCTAACTCTGTATCAAGTAATGGAGGTACATCTAAAGATAAGATGTTACTATATTTAATAGAAATAGAAGAAACTGGAATCGCTAAGGAATTAGAAGAAGCTATCAAAAATGTCAATATAATACAGAACAGATTAAAGCGAATGGAAATAATACTTCGAGGAGTTGAGGACGTTTCTGGTAATGATAGCTTAGAGTACAAAGTTATAAGTTTGAAATATTTTGAAAAAAGAACTTATACCTTACAACAGATAGCTGACAGACTTCATTATTCGATAGATCGTATCAAACAAGTAAGTGCCGACATTGAAAGAAAAATAAAGGAAAACTATTACACCAAAATTACACGCTAATAGTGGTAAAATGGTATTGTGGAATAATTAAAAAGGCTCGTAGATTGCCCCTGATTGAAAAGAAAAATCTACACTATATCTCGGTAGCGGTGTGATAGTCGCACAAGGGTTCCATATTCCCGAGGTTAGGTGCAAATCCTACTACCGAAACCATTTATGCTAGTATGCTGGAATAGAGACAGAACTGTAATATACAGTTGGGTAATCCGGGAGGATCCCGTGGGAGGTCATAACTCTCTACTAGCTCCTTTCTGTAATAATTGGGAGACTTCTTTACTCTAGTTACACCCATTGACAAAGTAATACTCGAGTACGGTTGGAGAGAAGACAAAGAGCACTCCTACGTCCCCGTATAGACAAATTAAATGCTGCTGGATTCGTTTAGCTATCAAAGGAAGAATCTAAAAATGTAGAATAGCCGTTTTTGCAAGTATTGTATGTTAACAATTATAGTATGTTCTCGTGGGCGAACGGAGATCCACGTTGGTTACGACCACCGTATGCTGAACTATCAGTCATAATCCTAAGTAAGTTAACGTAATGGTTAACCTCGGTTATTGCTTAGGGAAATAGTCTACATGGGAAAGTGGCGAAATGGAAAACGCTAGTTACTGGGTAACGAGCTCTCCTCGACGGAAGTGTAGTTCGATTCTGCTAACGATATGGTTCGATTCCTAATCGTGCTGGGAGCAATGTCAGAGCTTAAAGGTTCGAGTCCTTTCTTTCCCACCACGCTAGTATCACACTAGCCAACCCCTTTTTATTCTTTTTAGATAAACTAAAAGCACTACTTATCTTAGGTAGTGTACTGGTAATATTTCCTAAGGAATAGCATTAAGTTGTGATTTTAAACCGACTGGCAATATTATTGGTACAGTATCTATGATACAATATTGTTATTGGAGGTATTATTATGGATCAGAACACTTTTATAGGAAAAGTCCAAAATAAGGAAATCAGAAACGGAACAAAGTTCGAGGTGTATAGTCAAGATAAAAACTTGATAGGTACTATTGGTGTTATAGACGCAACAGTAGTATATTTAGATATGCCAGTAATCCCCGACGATATACTCATAGGGAATTACATCTTTGAGGAAGTTAAAGAAGAACAATAACAAGAGTAGATACTACTCCTCTAATCATATAGAGAACTATAAGACATTACATTCCAGAGCGTGATGTCTTTTTTCGTTATAAGGAGGCGTTGTGTATGAAAGCAGCAGATACATGAACTTAGATAAATATATAAAGCAGTTGTTTATAAGTCTGTCTAAGTTTAGTCAATATTACGATATTACAATTACTACATTCGAGAAGTACAACGAGGAATATAATTGTATCTCTAAGAGTATGTTGCTTCAATTTAAGGAGCCACACCCAGATAAGAAAGATCATTATTTCCAGTACAAAGAATGGTATAAGAACAAGCAAGAGCTTGTAGTAAGGTTGAATGAGTTATGGCAAAGCCGAAAACAGACAAAGAACAAAAAGAAATAGTTGCCTATTTCCTAGAATGTAATAATTATAGTGAAACGGCTCGTAAGTTTGGTATGTCTGATACTGGTGTTAGAAAAATTATTAAGAGAAACGCTAGTACAGATAGTACGAAACAATTAGAGGAGAAAAAAAATAATAATACTAAGGAAGTCATAAAAGACATGGACGACCGTAAGGAAACAGTCAAAAGACTTCTAGGTAAATTATTAAAGAATATTGAGGACAAATGCGATAATGTAGATATGTTTACCAGTATAAGAGACTTAGCTATGGCGTATGGTACGATTGTAGATAAAGAGTTCAAACGTCAAGAGTTAGAGTTAAAGAAGAAAGAACTAGAACTTCAAGCAAAGGAACTAGAGGGCGACGAAAACTTGAACGGATCTATTATTCAAGCTATTACTGGAAATATGTCTTCAATATGGAGCGACGAGGATCCAGATGTTAAAGATAAAGAAGAAAAGACACAGTAAGCCTTTCGTATGGGCTCCGCTCTCTAAGAAACAGTTAAAGATATTGTCATGGTGGGCTGACGGTAGTCCTTATAAGGATTATGACGGCGTAATAGCTGACGGTGCTGTTAGATCGGGTAAAACTATCTCTATGGCTCCCTCTTTCGTATTATGGGCTATGACTAACTTTGACGGTGTAGATTTCGCACTATGTGGTAAGACCATAGGTTCTTTACGACGTAATGTTATCAATACTCTAAAAAAACAGATTCTTACTTTAGGTTATAAGTACGAAGAACGACGTACAGATAACTTAATAGTGGTTTATAAAGGAGATTCATATAATAACTTCTACTTATTCGGTGGTAAGGACGAATCTTCACAGGATTTAATCCAAGGTATGACACTAGCAGGTGTCTTTTTTGACGAGGTCGCACTTATGCCTTACTCTTTCGTAGATCAAGCTATGGCAAGATGTTCTATTGAGGGTGCTAAGTATTGGTTTAACTGTAACCCTAAAAATCCGAATCATTGGTTCAAGACTGACTTCATTGATAAGGCTAAAGAAAAGAGATTCTTATACTTACACTTTACTATGGACGATAATCTTACTCTATCTGAAAAGGTTAAGCTACGTTATAAGAGAATGTTTGCTGGTGTATTCTATAAGCGTAATGTTGAGGGACTATGGGTTACTGCTGAGGGACGTATTTATACAACCTTTGACGATAGCCGTGTTATCTCTTATGACGAGTTCTTAGAAAAATATAGCAAAGATGTTATTGCTGCTTATATCGGTGTTGACTTTGGAGGAAATAAGTCCGCTACTTCCTTTACTCTTACTTTAGTAACAAGAGGATTCAAGGAAGTTATTATTGTTGACGAATGGTATCACAAAGAAGAACTAACTCCTAAACAGTTAGAGACAAACTTTGTTGAGTTCGTTACTAACTCTTTTCATAAGTTCCCGCAGCTGCATGATGTATATTGTGATAGTGCCGAGCAGATCCTTATTAGTGGATTGAAAACAGCACTCCTAAAAGCGAAATACACAGACGCTAAGGGTATTTTAAGAGGTTACCCTATAATGATTCACAATGCTTTAAAGAACGAGATTATAGACCGTATCAGATTCACTACTGCTATGTTCGGTCAAGATAGATTGTGGGTTGTTAAAGAAAAATGTCCGAATACTATATCTGCGTTTGATAATGCGGTATGGGACGAGGAAGAAATAGACGACGTTCGTTTGGACGACGGAAACTACAACATAGACTCTCTCGATAGTTTCGAGTATTCAATAGAAAAACAAATGAAAATAATTTTACGATAAGGAGGTATTTTATGAATATAATTATTGAATATTTAAGAAGCCTAGGTTACAATATAGATTCCGATTATTACGGCTATATCAATACATGGCGTGAGTGGTACGCTGGTAAAGTAAAAAAGTTCCACTCTTACAAACAGTATAATGGTAAGAAACAAGTACCAAGAGAACGATATACTCTAGGTATGGCTAAGAAAGGTTGTGAGGATTGGGCTAATAAGCTCATGAGTGAAAAAGTAACTATCTCTACTACCGACCAGAATACTTTAGACGAGATACTAGAAAGGAATAACTTTTGGCTTAACTCTAACCAATTAGTTGAGGAAACCTTTGCCTTAGGTACTGGTGCTTTCATAGAGTATAAAGCAGGAGATCAACCTGTTATTGATTATGTAATAGCACCTATGGTATTCCCTCTTAGGTGGAAAAAAGGCGAGATATTAGACTGTGCCTTTGCTAGTATTATAGAATCTGGAGACCAAAAGACATTCTATATAAACATACATAAGCAAGTTGGTTCTAGGTTCTGTGTAGAAAATAAAATCATAATAGCTAATAACGACGGTACATTCCAAGAGGGATCATTACCTAAGAATGTTATGCCAGTTGTATGGAATGATGTAAAAACATTCCAGATCATAAAACCTAACATAGTTAATAATATCGACATGGGTAATCCTATGGGAATGTCTATCTTTGCTAACGCTATTGACGAAATGAAAACAATAGATCTTATCTATGATAGTTATAAGAATGAGTTTAATCTTGGCAAGAAACGTATCTTTGTTAAAAGTGGTGCTCTTAATGTTGACTTAGAGAACGGAGACGCTGTTCCAGTATTCGACGAGAACGACATAGAGTTTTATGCTATGCCAGACGAAGACGGTACAGAAATGATTAAAGAATCCAAGTTCGATATAAGAGCCGAACAACACGATACAGGATTACAAACTAACCTTAATTTGTTTGGTAAAAAACTTGGATTCGGAGACGACGGTTATAAGTGGGAAAAAGGACAAGTTAAGACTGCTACTGAGACAATTAGTGATAACTCTGAGATGTTTAGGAACATTCAAAAACACGAGGTTATCTTAGAGCCTGCTTTAATTGGTATGGTAGAAGCTCTTATGTACTTAAAGACTGGTAAGGTATATACTGGAGACACTACTATAAACTTTGACGATTCTATTATCGAAGATATGGCAGAAGTAAAACGTCAAGCTATGATTGAGTATAACGCTGGTATCATTGATAAGGTAGAATACTATGTTCGTGTGTATAAGATTACAGAAGACGAAGCTATTAAGAAAATAGAACTCATGGAATCTCGAAAACCTAAAGAAGTTACATACGAGGTATAGTGTATGCAAGACGACAAGTACTTACAAGAACTGTACGAGAATATCGAAGCAGAACTCTTGCGTAATATTGCCAGTCGTTTAGATGTTGACGAGATTGACGGCGGTACTGTTGAATGGCACACTAGGAAACTTAATGAACTTGGAATGTTACATTCTGAGAACATTAAAGTATTAGCCAAGTATTCTAGTAAGACAGAAACAGAGATAAGATCCATGTTAAAGAAAGCTGGTTATGGAAATATAGAGGAATCCGCATTTAAAGAGGCTTACTCTAAGGGAACTCTACCATATAAACCAGTATCTTTAATGAAGTCAGAGGAATTAAAAGCGATTCTCAATACTTCTATTACTAACTCTGTTGATTCATTTAACCTAGTAAATACTACGGCTTTAGAAAGTGCTAACAACGAGTATTTAAAGATTATCAATCAAGTGTAT